TGTTTGCCTACGTTTTCTTTGTATGTTGCTTTTTCCATTGCAAGTGCTTTTCTGTCTTCAACGAACTTAGTGATTTCTTCACTTAACTTAGCAGTCATCATCTTGTCGATAGCTTCTACCATGTTGTTTTTATCGTGTTCGTATCTCTTAGCGAATTCTTCTCTAAGTTCAGCAGCAGCCTGCTCTTTATTTTCTTTAACTTTGTTTTCCCAAGCTTCTTGGATAGACTTTTGAGTTTCTTCTCCGATAACGCCTGATTCAACCAGTTTTTGTATTGCGTCGAACATTATTTTAGGTCCTTTATTATGTTGGTTAGCGCCTCTTTGAGGTACTTCTGTGCTTTTTTATCATCTCTAATCTCAGCAGCCAGACCCATTGCTCTATTTCCGCCCTTTGTATTCAACAAATGTTCGTAAATTGCAGTTGGGTAAGCACCCGGTGCTGAAGGTTGTGCCACTACGTCCACTGTTATAATCTCGAAATCACTAACTTGTCCTCCACCGTATTCTGAAACGTTGCCAGAACCGCGGCTGGATACACCTAGTTTAACTCCAGACTCTAACATAGTTTTCACTAGTTGGCCCATTGGTGTTGGCAGGATTTTCATCTTGCCGTATCCATTTGGACCGTCCATCCACATATCAGTAATCATGTGACTAACACGGTCCAAATTAATTTTTAAATCATCGGGGTGGTCCACTTCTCCTAGAACAGAATAACCTGATGTGATCTGATCATTAAGAGTTTTTACCGCTTTTTGTATTTCATTGATCGGGTAAACTCTTTGATTAGCATTCTTGATCCCGCCTTGGATGCAGATACCTTTCATATAAAGGTCCTTGCCTTCCTTGCCTTCGTGCAAGACTTCCATCCTAGCCTGATCGTAGGTTAAATGTTCTCTTAGATACAGTGACATTTCCGCTCCCTTTTTTCTCTATTATTGCTTACTTCTTAGCAGCAGTAATTGGAGATTTTGCTGATTTGTCAGAACCATCATTGTTGCTAGCTTTTACTTCTTTTTTGAAAGAAGTTGCTTTGTCTTTGCCTGGTTCATTTTCAAATGTAACACCCATATCTTTTGCTTTTGCAACAGATACTTTAGCATTATCTTCCTGAGCTTGAGCTACGTTTTTAGCAGTTCCGCCCATGTCGTTTTTCTTAGCGACTGGAGATTTTGCAGATTTGTCTGAATGGTCAGCTGTGTCAGCGTTTTTCTTAATTTTGTACTCTTTCACAGTTTCCTTTTTCATATCATCTTTTTTAGCTTCTTGAGCTACTGGTGCTGCAGCAACTTGTGCTTGAGCATCTTGAGCTGGTTGAGCAACTGCTACTGATTCTTCTGATTTCTCTTCAGAACCTTCTTCGCCTTTGTCTCCACTCATCATTTTTTCGAATTCTGCTTTTAATTCTTCTAAAGCATCTTCTAAGTCAACGATTTTGTTTTCAACGTTTGCATCAGCTTGTGCATCGTCAGCAGCTGGTTCTTCACCATTTGCTTCTGCACCTTGTTCTGCATCGCCTTTTTCATCAGCTGAAACGTCAGCAATTAAATCATCAGTAGCATCGCCACCAACTTCTTCAATTGATTCTTCTTCTTTTGAAGTTTCTTCGATTTCAACTTCTTCGTCAACTGATTCGTCTTTTGAATCTGTTTTTTCAGTTTCTTTCACTGTTTCTTCTGCTTTCGCTTCAGATTTTTCAGTTTCTTTAACTTCTTCTTTAGAGTCTTCTTTAGATTCTGCTTCTGCTAAACCTTCATAGATATCTCTAGATTTTTCTACAACGATTTCATGAAATAGCGCCTGCGCTTTATCATTTTCTTCGTTGATTAATAATTCAAGCAATTGCTCAAATTTGTTTGTTGATTGTGTCATTGCACGTGCTCCTTATTGGCAAGTTGTTTTTATACTTTATAAAGTGTATTATTTAAGCGACCGGCGAAATAAAGCGGTACTTTTGGCTCAAAAACGGTGGTTTTTGGCTAACTCTGTCTCTGTATATTATGTATCTGCAGAAATTCGTCAATATCTAGGTGTTTAAAGTTTTTATTAAACTCTAAATCATGCGGTTTGAACGCATTTGGCGGTACTACACGGAAAAATTGTATGTGCGGATAATCTGTCAGCACTCTTTTGGTTTGATTCATCCAATTACCATAATACGTGGCTTCGTCTTTGCTCTTTTTGTAATTGCGACTGTCTTTGAACACATTATTGAAGTAGAAACTTTTTTTACTGCCATCTCTAGGATGTCCTTGATAATCAAATCCCAGTATGTAAATGGTGGTAAATTTCTTATCTGCTGCCATTTTTAGAGCAGTAGGACCCGAACTCCAACCCAGGCTGGGCTGAAACCAACGCACATGATTCTTAGCAGTCTCGTTTTTTGAGTACTGATGATTGTAATTGCTCCATACTTCGTGTGTTTTGGCATAATCAGTCTCGGCTATTTCCAGTATCATTTTAGGATCCACTGCTATAAGATAGTCCGGTTCTTCGGTTCTATACACGCCATTACAAGCAAACACCGTGCCGTGTTGTTTTAAATCCGCAATTTTTATGCCTCGACGTGATTCTCCGTTGCCTAATACGAACGCTGTATTGGACATTATATTAAAGTGTTAGATTGTCTTCGGCTGCTGCGGGCTGACCATACATTTTTTGCACAAATTCGGCCTGTTCTCTTTGATCTCTATCGTGTGCCTCGCTAGCTAGACGCATTTTGTTGATATCTCGAAGTTTTAGACGTGTTTTACGATTGTCATCAGAGTCCAATATAGAAATATCGTCTTCTGCATTGTAATTTTTATTTTGTTCAAATCCTTGCGGAGTATATGACCACATCTCTGTTAAACGCATAATGTTATTTATTGTATTAAACTATAGAGTTCTGGAAATGTTTTTTCAAATTTTTCTTCACGAATTTTGTCAACATTTACGAGTTTTTCTACCAACTGCTGTTTCCAATTAATAATATTGTAATTTTTATTATTCATATAATCCAGTGCCACTGTTATTTCTTTGCTTTTTGTATGGTTTTTAAATTTATTGTTGATTTTTTCTTTAATTTCTTGAGGTATTCTTTGCACATCAAACTCGGTGGGTTCGTGTAGTATATTGATGTGCCAGAAGTCTGGGTTTAATTCTTTAACAAATTGTTCAATTTCGTCTAGATACAGTATATTCATAACATTTATTGTGGTACAAATTTGTACGGAGAGATTTGTCATACCTGCATTTTTTATTTTATAGATATTTTCTTTAACATTGTTCCATACAGCAGGATGTCTTTGATATTCAAAACGAGAATCTACATCATCAATACTGAATGCTAACTCAATTCTTTTAAAATTAGGCCATATATTTTTTATAGCATTGTCCGGATACACTGTGCCATTGGTATTATAGTGTACCTCTATTTTAGGAGCAGATCTTGCAGCTATGCATTTTTCTAATACAGAGAATTGTTCTTCAATTAGTAGTGGTTCTCCGCCTGTAAATTCAAAAAATCTAATATTTTCTAACACAGAATCTAAATCTTTAAAATATTTTACAGATTCTCTAGGCCATTGTCCTAATCGATTAATCTTTTTAAGACGATCTATTGTAGCAACATTATTTTTATTTTCTTTAATCTTCTCATTGGACCATTGAGAACTAGAGATTTCGTTGCATATTCTGCATTTTAGATTGCAGATGTTGCCTAAACGCATGGTTAAGTCATAGAGAGTGTTTATATTTTTTTCAATGTTATATTTTCCTAATAGATTAAAGTTGGGTTTCTCCCAAATGTGCATTCTTTGTGATTTTTTTCCTGCTGCTTCTTCTTTCCAGCATGCCTCGCACTGTTTAGGTTTACTGCCAGATAGAAATTCTTGTCGAAGATTATTCATGTAATTAGAATTTATAACATCATTGATGGTACTGTTATGCACAGAAAGATTATTGCCTTGATCGTCTTTGATGGGTTCGTTGTAAATGCAACAGGGTCTAAATTCTCCCACAGGATTAACATCTAACGATGTCCATGGTCTATGACAAATGTATTCTTGTTGATATTTTTTTATCTCAGTCATTTACTGTATTATTTTATACAGTAGCTCCGCCGCCTGGTGTGGTTCCTGGTGTTCCGCCTGCAGCTGGTGTGCCACCTGGACCTACTGGTGCTGAACCTGGTGCTGCTGCTCCTGTTTCTGGGGTTGGGTTTTCAAACTGATCTAAATCTGACTGTACTCCTGCTTGACTAACACCGCCTGTTCTCAGTTGAGTGGTTTTCGTTTGTTTTTTCTGTGCCACTGCATTTTCTTCAGCCCATAGAGTGCTGTTTTGAGCCATTTCTTCTTCTGAAAGACCCAGGAATCGTTTTAGAGCAAAACGTTTGCTCATGTAAGGTAACTCTGCTACCTGTACAAATGTGCCCACTCGACTTTGATCCATTTCTGTCTGTCTGTATTGTGCAAAGTTTTGTGGTGGATTGAATTTAATTTCAAATGTGCTGTTATCGATACTGTAACCTTTGTCTCTGATCCATAATTTAAACTCTTCATCAAATACCGGAGCAATCAAACTCTGTAATCTTTCGCAATATTTGTTAAATCTCAATTCTTGAATGTATGCTGTGCCCACTCGTCCGTCATTGTATTGTTGAGCTCCATCATCTGCTCCTGTTGGCAAGTACGAGCTTGGAATTCTTAAACCTCTGTACAATTTGTTAGTGAAATATCTTAAATCATCGATCTCTCCAAGATTGGTTCCACCCGGTAGCGTGTCCACTTTGGATCCTCGACCTTCTGCTGTTTGTGGGAAGAAATAATCTTCGTTGATTGACATTGGGTTATATGTGGCGTCGATATAACTCATTCCGCCGGATGTACTAGGAATTCTTCTCTGATTAATCTCGTTTTTAACTCGCTCAACGAATTGCATCGCCAAGTGTGTTGGCATGTTACCCACATCAATATAGAATACTCTTCGCTCTGGTGCTCTTTGTACTCGATAGATAATGATTGCGTCTTCTAATAACTCTTTTTGTTTGTAAACTTTGAATACTTGTTCTAACACTGACTGACCAAATGGGAATAGATTGTCCATACCGTCTGATAGACTCATATGCACCACATGCTCAGCATTGATAGCATACTGATTCATAGTTCTGTAGAATCTTCCGCCTGATCCTCCAGTTGGGTAGCTGGTGTTTAATCCTGTGCCAGCACCTGCATAGTTCTGTTGATATGGTCCTGTGCCTGTACCACCATATAACTGGTTAGGTGCAATCTGTGTGGCAGATAATTTTTGTAGGTTAGGGTTAATGTCTCGAATAATATATTGTTCTGGTATTTTGCCTTCAGATTCGTTAACAATGATTCGGTCAATCTTGGCAGGATCCATGTATAACCATTTGTCAGTTTCTGGATCTCTCACAAAGAAACAATCTCCGTATTTCAAACAGTTTCTAAAAATACGAAATATTCTTCTGCCGAATCTGTTAGACTTGGTCCATTGTTGTAGAGCTTTTTTTAAAAGTTTTACTTCAGTTTCTGTGACATCGTCTTTGAATATTAGATCAAATGGTGTTTCATTCTCTTCGTTGCTCTGTGTGCAAAATTCTGCAAGAATATCTAGAGCTGCATTGATCTCTGAATCGTTGTCCATTTGATCATATTGAAAATATCTCTGTATTCTGTTGGGATGACCTGTGTAGACATCAGGTAGATAAGATGAGTAATTTCTTTTTGCGAAATTGGGTACTTTGTCTCCGCTTATGGGTGATCCTAACGGTTCTTTGAAATATTTTTTCCAGCTCATATTCTATTACTCATTATACTATAGAAGGACCCACTTTATCAACCACTTTGGATGTTTTTTTGGTATTCTTCTCTGTAGCCATTGCTATTGCTACTTGCTTATTTAATAGAGCATTGGTAGCTTTGGTAGCTTCTAATAGCTCTTTTGCTGTTTGGTTATACTCTATCATGTGCTGGTTTTGCACAGTATCTGATATAGGTTTATTATATTCTGCTGTTTCTTGAGCATTTAAAACTCTTTCTCCCGCATGTACTTTTAAATTGGTAGTTTTGGGTTCAAATGGTAATCCTATTTCTCCCATGGTTCCAGAAGCTCTGCTTCTGTTTTCCCAGGCTGCCATTCCTCCTCCAATAAGTCCTCCAGCAACTCCTCCTATGGTAGTGCCTAACGGCCCAAATATTGATCCTAACATAGCACCTGTACCTGCTCCTGTTAGTGTTGCTCCTAATACATCTAGTGCTTTGCCTGTTTCGGTATCTTTACCTGCAGCACTAGCTAAAGAATCAGTTAATAAACCTGCAGCTAATGCTGGACCGCCTACTTTAAGTCCTTGATTTAATCTACTGCCTATGCCTGCTTTTCCAGTTTTGCCGCCAGCAGTTTCTCCTCCCCCAAATCCTCCAAATCCACCGCCTGGTCCTCCAACTCCTGCTGCTTTCAATGCTTGATAGGTTCCTAATCTTACAACCATTATTTGCAGTGCTTTATCTAAAACAAATTTACTCAAAGAAGAACCTACATATAATAATGCTTTACTGGTATTACTCATACCATCGATGGTTGTGGACAAATATTTGATACTTGAATTGATTCCACTAGTACCTTTGCCTATGATATCTCCAAAAAATCCATAGAATCCTGTTTCTAAACTCTGAAAACTTGCACTTAATCTTTTAGAAGCATCTTGGAACTGTGTTAAAGAAGTAGTTAAAGCATTCTGTCTTCGCAGTTGTTCTTCGGTAACAGCAGTTTCATCTAACTTAGCTGTGGCTAATTTAGTAACTTCTCCATATAATCTAGCAAAATCTACAGTGCCGGTTTGAGCTATAGCTCTATTAAACTCGGCTGATCTTTTAGAGGCATCTCTCAATTGCACCATGGCCTCTGTAGTGGACAATGTACCATCCGTTAATTGTTTTACAATTGCGGTGGCATCTGGTATGTTCTGTATCAATGATCGTGATGCTGCTGTGACTGGTACACCTGCATTCGCTATTAAATCTTGGAATCCTTCTGCTAGCCCGGGAGCCAATCCTCCGACTGATGCTGCAAAAGATTGTAATCGTTGTCTAGTTTCGTCTGTTTGTGATCCTAAAAATGCCAAGAATCTCTCATTATTCAATTGAGACTCCATTCCTTTTAATAATGCACTTCTTTGTTGACCTGTCAATTTAGATAATTTGTCTAATTCTAATGCCAGTGATCTAGCTGATTCTATTTGCTGTTGATCTGCACCTTCGATGAAATTGCCAGTTCTTCTTTGCAGTGTAAGGTTTGTTAATAATGTGTCATTGATTTCATCAACTGTGAATCCTAACGGTGCCAACACATCAATGTTGGTTCTTCTAAATTGTTCGCTAAGTTTTGAAAATTGTACTGCTCCTTGTGTAGTACTACCAAATAACGCTGCTAGATTTTGACTGTTATCTTTTATTAATTTTGCAAAATCTTCCAAAGGTAATCCTGCAGATGCTGCAGTCTCTCTTAGAGTGACAAGATTTTGACCGAACGATGCTCCTACTGAACTCAATGTTCGATATGTGTCGACATTTGATTGTAAATTTGCACCTACAGCAGAAATGCCATCACCGACTCCATACAATCTTCCTTTGAATGCAGATGTAAGATCGTCGATCTTGCCAGATCCTGCTGCTGCTGCTCTGCTTAATTTTCCTAATACATCACCGGTAGCTTGTGCTCGGTCGGCTAGTCTTTGTGATTGTACAACATTGAGTCCTGTGCCTCGAGCTAATTGATAAAATTTTTCATTTAAATTTTGACTGGCTTTAACTAATTTAATTTGCTCATCGGTATAGTCATCTATAGCAGAGATTGCTTTTTTTTCTGCAGCTTCTTTGAGTTTTAGTTGTTTAACTTCGTCTTTTAGAGATTGATTAATTCTTTTAATTTCTGATTCGGAGATACTACTTTTCTTTAAATCTTTAATGAGCTTGGACATAGTGTCGCTCATTGATTTGCCCTGTTGCTCTATTATACGCTTGATTTCTTGCTCGTCCATGCTTTAAAAACCCCTAAAATATGCCCATATAAATATAGACAGGCACACATATTATAGTGTATATTTATAGAATACAAAAATGACAGAAAACGCAAACCCGTTAAAACGCTACTATAGACAACCGCAAATCAGCATACAGTTGCCTAGTAAAGAGCGATATTACCCTGCAACTGTGGTACAAAAAACCACCACAGGCGAACACCCTGTGCTGCCCATGACTGCCATGGATGAATTAGCATTCCGTACACCAGACAGCATGATGAGTGGACAAGCTACTGTGGATGTGATTAAGAGTTGTATTCCTACAATCCTAGATCCATGGCAACTGGTGAATTATGATATTGACACTGTGCTGATTGCTGTTAGAATTGCGAGCTATGGTGAAACTATGGATGTAACTTCTACAGTACCAGGCATCAATGAATCAATGACTCATACTGTGAATCTACCACAGATGCTGGAACAAATACGTAGAGATCAAATCACAGATCAATGCACTCTACAAGATGGTTTAATCATACAGGTTAGTCCGTTAACTTACAAACAAATCACAGAATCACAATTAAAAACATTTGAACAACAGAGAATTTATGCACAGGTATCACAAAGTGAGATGACAGCAGAAGAAAAAACTCGAAGATTTACTGAAAGTTTCCGAGTATTAAGTGATCTAAATATGAGTTTGTTAGTGAGTAACATACAAAAAATTACTCTACCATCTGGAGAATCTGTGACTGATCGTAATCAAATCAAAGAATTTATTGAAAATGCTGATGCTAAAACAGTCAAAGAATTAGAGAATAAATTAGCAGACATAAGACAGCAGGGTTCTATCAAACCAGTTAAAATTAAAGCCACAGAGGAGCAGATTAAAGCAGGTGCTCCTGCTACTTACGAAGTGCCGATCACTTTTGATAACGCAAATTTTTTCGTATAAAACTACTGTCACTCTCGGAATCTGACATCATAAAATATTTGAAAGATCTCGACAACGAAGGTAAAAGTATCAAACATGAATTATTAAAGATCTGCTGGTACATGCGCGGAGGAGTAACTTACCAAGAAGCTCTGCACATGAGTGCCAGTGAAAGAACCATTGTGGCCGATATTGTGAAAGACAATCTAGAGACCACTAAAAAAACCGGACAACCATTCTTTTAAAACATGCAAGCCACAGAATATATTACTCGCTGGATGAAGGAGTTTGTAGAGGTAGAACATCCGGTGTTTGCAGGATTACCAGCATGTCCTTATGCTCGCCAAGCTCGATTGTCCGGTCGAGTGCGAATGATACACATGACCTCAGCTGAGCCCGACAGCAATTGTTGGCATCACATCGAACATACTGATTTTGATAAAACCGATGCACTGGTGCTAATACTGGATCCCAAACGATGGACTTTAAAATACACTCATGATGTGGTGGATCAATTGAACTCGGTGTTTATGCCTCGAGATGTGGTGGTGTTGGAAGATCATCCTCGTCAAAAAGAAGAGATTCATGGAGTAACAGTCAACAACGGTCGCTACATTCTATTGCTGTGTCAGCGTCTTAGCACACTGAATCGATTTTCAGAAATATTGAAAAAGAAAGGCTACTACGATAGATGGTCTAAAAAGAACATTGCGGATGTGGTTACTTGGCGCCTAGGTCAGCGATCCGAGTAATCTCACTGTCTCTGTTGCAGGCCTGCTTGTACTGCTCGATATTCTTGCTCCACTTCTGTCCGGTCCACCACTGAAATCCTGGAATTAGACTCTTGTAAATGGAACTCTTTTCATAGCCTGGACCTAGATATAGATAACGACAGAATTTTGATGCTGCCCATTCAATCTCCATCTCCAGTGAGATCATACCGATGTCCTCTATGCTGCAGTGCATGTGAGTTTCGATGCCAGTCAGATGTGGCATGTCGTCATCAAAATTCTCATCGTGTACATCTTCCTGCCAGCGATATTTTTTAATTTTTGTAAAACCAATCATGTTAGAAACATCATCGATGTAGTATACCAAGAAACTGTCTCGCTGATGTATGTGTCGCAGTGGATTGTAGAGATCGCGATAGCCTTTCTTTTTTAGAAATTCATGATAGAGATTCTCCATACCGGTCAGTTTTAACATACCATGTAGAGGTCGTATCTCCAGCATCTGTATGGGCTGCCCACGCACTTCGCGTCGGCGCGGTTTTTTTATAGCACCCGGTCGCAGTTCCACTCGAGTGCTGCGTGATTGATACCAGCACTCATGGCCCTGATAGGGCACATCATCGGCCAACCATCCCTGCTCCAATGGATCGTCTTCCTCGTTACCATCCAACAGTCCACGCAATCTAAAATGTTGAAAATCCTGCTGTTCCTGTTTGCCGGTAATGTGATCGAATATCAGTTCCATGTGTGATATTTAAACAGTCTAGAAGATGTGCTCTGCACATCTGAAACTCGCTTGCGCTCGTTTCGTTTTTCTATCGTGATGTTGAGCATGATGCGTAGCATCGTGCGTCGTATGTGGTAGATGAGCAGTCGTAATTCAGCTGTTTCCAGCTGAATCAACTTGAACTGACGCATGTGGTGAGTTCGCAGTCTCCATACATCGCTGCTGTCGCCGGGCGGTTGTGCTGTACCCGTTAGCTCATTCATTACAACGCGAACCCACATGGTCTTTGTATGATAATCCCACGTGGATCTGGAGTTGGATCTGTTTCCCAGAGCTCCATCATTTGCCTGTTGCATCAAGTGATTCGCCGCCTAACTGAATAGGAGTAGTTCACTGTTTTACCAAAGATGCTATAGAGCCTATTAGAAATTTTGATTATGTCTAGTGTGCCTTTTGTAACTGTATATAATATGCGTATATTATGATTGACAGTTTCTTGAGTTTAAATAATGATATGCAGTGGATTTATAAGAATGAACCGGTGACCGAATTACCAACTGATTGTGCAGGATTCGTATATCTTATTACCAACACAGAGTCGGGCAGAATGTATGTGGGCAAGAAATTGGCTCGATTCAAGACTACGCGATATAAAATGCACACGCAAAAAAACGGAAAAAAAATACGCAAAAAAATTAGAGGCGCTGTAGACAGCGATTGGCAGGACTACTACGGCAGCAGTGACCAATTGAACAGAGATATAGAATCTTTAGGCAAAGAAAAATTTCGTAGAGAAATACTCTATTATTGTCGTAGCAAAGCAGAATTGAATTACGTAGAAGCTCGCGAACAATTCTCAAGGAAAGTGTTAGAATCAGATCAATACTACAATGGGCATATTCGTGTGCGAGTGCATGGTTCACTTATTATTGGTAAAGATATATGAAACAATACGGAACACCTAGAATCATAGGCGAATTAAAAACTGTGGGCAGCTATGAAGATGCATTTCAAGCACAAATACTATTTGAAGGATGGTTAGCACACTTTCCACATGTACAAGAATTATATTTGAAAAATCTCTGTGATATCTCTTTCGAACCAGACAAGATAGTGGTGAGAGCAAAATTTACTGACCGAGAGTGGACTATGTGGTGTTTAAAACATTCAACGCCTGTGGCACGGCGATGGTTTGGCGCATAAAAAAAGCCTGCACATTTTCATGCACAGGCTTTTTAAATTCCGTTATACTAAATTAGGCTGCGTTTTTTTCAGCGTTTTTAGTTTCTTGGATTTCTTTTCTTCTGGCTTTGATCAGCTTGCCAAGTTCTGCTAGAGCTTTTCTAGCTCTTGTTGCTGATGCTTTAATTCCCTTTTCAGTGAATTTTTGGTTCTCTTCAGAGTACGTCTGAATAGCTGCCATTATTGAGTCATGTGTATTTGACATTTTTTATGCTCCTTTGTTAGATGCTAATTAATTAACACATGTATAATTCTAGCGTAGACTTCGTGGTCAAGTCAATACAAAAAACGCCTTTGGTAAACTTAAATGGTTT